GTTGTTTAATTTGTTCTTTGTTAATCATAATGACTTCCTCCTAGTCTTTCATATAATACGGGTTTTCAAACCCCGCTGCGTTTAATATAAGGCCCTCATTCCAGGGCTCTGGTTTACACATAATGTCTATAACTTCATCTAAACTGCCTTCGCCTATTGGTGCTTCGATTACCACTTCATCGTGGATATGGGCTACAATCTTGTACCCAGCTTTTGCCAGTCTTAGCATTGATGCTGCCAAGCAATCTCTTGCAACGGCTTGTACAATGTTTTCGACGAGCTTTCCGCCGTAGGTTTCAACTCTACCCCATGTATTCTTAACCTGATCCATGCCGTCATACTCAATCGATTCACTACCGAAACGGTTGAGCCCTATTCTAGGTCTTGCATAGGCAAGTCTACGCCCAGACGGTAACTCGATAAACATAAACCCTTTCGATTTAAAAAATCGAATATTACCCTGCCTAATTCGTACAGGTTCGCCCGTCTTTACAACTTTCTTGGCCGCGGTATCCGCATCTTTCCAAAAGTTCGTAATTCGTGGACTAGCTCTTCTCCATGCTTCGATGATACCTGGTAGTTCCTTCTCAGGAATTTCCCCTTTTGAGTCCATTGATTTCATGGCTCCTACGCCACCACCATAGCCCAGTGCCAATTCTGCAACCTTCCCCTTTTGCCGTAAGTGCCCATTCACGCCGTGCTTTACAACAGGAACGTGGAACATACTAGACGCGGATGCGCAGTAGATGTCGCCACCTTGTGCAAATACATCTTGTCGCCACTGCTCGTGAGCGAGCCAAGCGATTACACGTGCTTCGATAGCACTAAAATCAGCTACTATAAAGCGGTGGCCTTCTTCGGCTACGAGAGCCGTACGAATGAGCTGCTTGATCACATCACCAGGGTTTCCATAAAGTAGGTCTAGCAATTCTACATCTCTACTTTTAAGAACGTCCCGAGCTGTATCTAAATCTTCTAGGTAGTTACGCGGAAGGTTCTGCAGTTGTACTACACGACCTGCCCATCGTCCACTTCTCATGGCTCCGTAGAACTGAAGCATGCCGTGGATACGTCCATCGGAGCATACGGCATTTTTCATGGCCAAGTACTTTTTAATGGAAGAGTTGCCCAGGACTTGTCTATTCTTCAGCACGGTGCGCACATCGGAAGGAATATCCCGTGATAGTAGATTTGATACGTCATCTTTTCGCATGGTTTCGATTTCATAGCCAAGCTGATTTGATAACCAATCCTTAAGTTGCAACGTACTATTGGGGTTATCTAGCCCTGTTAGTCGCGCCGATGATGCAGTGGCCTTTTCTACGATTTCATCGTTACATTGAAGAGCCGCATCAACGAGGTCCATATCTACTTTTACACCCCTCCAGTTGATGTCTTGATCCAGTAGCCAATACTCGTGTTCAATGGTAGGCGGTTTTAAAGAGAGTAAGCGTTTACGAATTGCCTTTTCAACCACCACATCCTGCCTGTTGTATTCAATAAATTCGGCCCATTTATCAGGCGCATCCTCCGGCATATTCCGTGTCTTAGGATTTGTCTTCGTAGGCTTACGCGGAACGGAGAAGAATTGAATCAATCGTTTACCCCGTGAATCCTTGGCTTCTCCTAATCGTAAAGCCTTAGACACATTATCGAGGCTCGCAGGTAAGCTACAATACAAAGCAAGTACAGAGGTACATTCCCAATTCGTGAAGTCCGCATCAGGGAAATACTTTTTAAGGCACAACATTTCGAATGCTGCGTTGAACGCGGTCTTTGTAATTTCCTTATTATACAAAGCGTCCACCACCCTTTCGGGTAGTGGATTCTTTGTCATATCAATTACTTCGACTGGTTCGTCATCAAAGCTATAGGCAAAGAGCAGTATTTCAAATGTTGTATCATCAACGTATCGCCGTGCCCCATATTTAATAGGGCAGGCGCAATAGGTTTCCACATCAATACTGAGCTCCATAATTGCCTCCTTAGATTAAATCGTCGTCATCGTCTAGGTCGCCTAAATCATCATCGCCGAAGTCATTAGCGGATACATGTACACCACCTAGGTGTTCGCCATCTTTGACTTTACGGATACCATTTAGACCAAAGCCTACGCCTTTCTTACCGTTGAAGTTGTAAGCAAAAACGGAAAGTGCAACTTGCGCGTATACACCAGAGTAGATTTCTTCTTCGATGTCGAAGTCATCCATTTTGATTTTGTCACGAGTAAATACAATAGGTTGCTTATCGCTGTTAGCGTTAATGAAGTATTTACCAGCGTATGTTTCCGGTTGGTCAACTACTGCTTCATCAGTATCGCCGTCGCGTAAGTTCAATTTGAGGTATGCTGCTTTGCCTTCTACTTTAGCAACTGCTTTTGGATCCGCTTTGAGTTCTTCAATCGCACGTTCAAATGCTTTGATTGTCTTCTTATCTGTTTTATCGATAATAATTTGAGAGCTGTATTTTGCTTTGCCATCATCGTTTTTACGAGGTTGCGCAATGTTTGCATAAGAAAGTCTTACTACACCAGTTGTTAATTTAGCCATGTTACTGTCTCCTTATTTCTTAAATGGGTCATTTTCGATATCAGAACGTTCATCATCGAGTCGGTCCCATTCCTCATCCTCTAACCAAGGATACTCATACGGGTCTAACTCCTCTTCCGTTTGATATCTAAGTTCTATCGCGTCGCATCTAGCATCTACCGTACAATATCGCGTGTATAAGCTAGTGGCATAGGCAATAGTAATTTGGTAAAGCTCGTCGAGGTAATGCCCCCGTTCATGAAGCTCTATAGCGATAGCTCGTACGGAAGTCATTTTTCAACCTCCGCCATTAGCTTCGCTACTAATGCTTCTAGCTTGGAGATACGGCTTTGCGCATCCTTGGCTTCCGCTACGTAGTCCGCGCCCCTTCCTGTTTTAAAAGAAACGCTTACATTGTATTGATTCTCAGCGCCTAACGTAGCTCCGAAGCCTAACATGATACGCTCATTAGGTCTAGCGAACACCCCAAGGGCTACGGCGTTGCTGTTACGATAATGGCCATAGCTAATTGAATAACTGACCTTATCATTTCTGTTGAACTCCAAAGGATGGAGCCCAGCTAATGCTGCGCTAGATGCGCCCAATTTATTAATGCGTTGTTCGGTTGCATTGATGCGGTTGTTAATTTCACCGGCCATATTATAGGTACGTTGTTCAAGTGCAGTAATTCGGCCTTCATGGTCAGCAGATGTGGCTTGAAGAGTGCTGATATCAGATGTGTTAGTGCGTACCTTTGTGCCCAACGAATTAATCTCGTCATAAGCTGCAAAGAGTTGGCTACCATTGACAGCATCCAAGCTGTCAGCCTCGACACGCCCTGCGCTCACATTTTGGAGTTGACGGTTATACTGAGCCACGCCACCTGCACCCGTGCGAGCTTTGGAACCAAAGGATACCACTGCGCCAGGTTGCTCACCTGCGAAGATGTGACGTGTACCGTTAAGGTCGATACCGTCAACACCTACCGCAGCATCGGTTACCGCGTTGGTACCGATGGCAACGGAGTTGGCACGATCTGCGATTGTATTATTACCAAAAGCAACGGCATCAGTTGCTAAGGACTTGGCGTGTGTGCCGAACACGAGAGCGCCTTGGCCATTAGATTCGGAATTAGACCCAAACACTAATTGCTCTTTGTCGGAGCCAATTATATTATTGTAGCCTACCACGGCGGACTGGCCGCCGGCTACTGTGCCATTGTTGGCACCAACTGCGACGGAGTTTTCTCCAGTCACATTGTTAGAATGGCCAAGGGCCACACTAGATTCTCCAGATACGAATGCACCGTTGCCGATAGCAACGCTATTATAGGACGCCGTTCTAGCCTGGTTACCTATCGCGATGGTGTACTCCACTAAGCTTTCAGCATGGGAGCCAAACGCGAAGGAGTTACGGCCGGATGCTTTTGCATTATTGCCACCAGCAAAGCCATTTTCACCTGTTACCGTATTGTTAGTACCAAATGCAAGCGCATTATTTGCACTGATGCTGTTTTGGAATCCCCATACCGCGGAGCTTGTAGAAGTTGCGGAGATAGTATTATTTGTCCCGCCTAATGTATTATTGCTAGCTGCACCGGCTACATTGACAGCTAGCGCAGAAATCGTGAGTATCGCTGTTACTGTTTTCATGTTTATACCTCATCTTCAAATTCATTAGCCATAGATTCTATGGTATTAATTGCTGGGCGTTTATCGCTTTCCGGTACAAGTGTAGGCTTGCCTTCCGGTTTATCGATATAGGCTTCTAGGTATTCGGCAACGCCCTTTTTACCGAGTACCTTTTGCAGATTCGTGATACCTTCGAGTTCTCGAGGCTTGAAGATGTCCTTTTCCTTGTAACCGTTATCGAGCAATGTTTGAGCTGCTGCCTCAGGATCCGTGATAGTACGTCTTGATGTACCTTCCACTAATTTGTATCCTGGCCATTGCTTTTCGCCTGATAAGGCTTTCTCGTAGGCAAAGTCGTAAACACCTTTAATCCATTTTGTGATTAAATCTTTCATCGCCAGGATGTCAGATACTTCCTGGTCAGTTAGCAATTGATTGAGCTTGCCTCCATCCTTATAAAAAGCAGTAAGGCAAGTATCTGCTAATGCTCGGCAGGTGTGCCGTGCTTTACAGAAGTTACAGTAATCACAAGGCGTACAATCGCCCTCTCCGTTAAAGGCACGTTGCGCGATTGGTTTTATTTCTTCGCCCCAATCGAGCAGTTCCTCAAGTGTCATTTCATCGGTAGACACACTATCGAGTCTTGGCTGTACGATGGTCATACGGACTGTTTTAATGTCGTACAGGAACTCGCTAGCATCGTAAGCACCTAATGCGTAGAGTCGCATTTGTGTATTTTCGATAGCACTAACAGGAACACCTTTACCATATTTCAGGTCAATCACTTCCAGAATGCCGTCGGCTACGATTACCATATCGCCTGTGCCAAAGCCCTCAGGAACCCACCTAGAGAAGTCAAGTCGTGCTTCAATCATAGCCTCCGCATCAGATGAACGGGCGCGAGCCTCGTTCACCTTTTCTTCGCAGATGTCAACATATCGGTTAACGGCTTCTATCATTTCAGTTGAGTAGTCGTCTAGCTTAGGCGCTTTTTTGCCCTCCAGCTTATGCAGGAGGATTGCTTCCGCCAGGTCGTGCGCTACAGTACCTTCCGCAGCATATGGTGATTGTTCATCAGGGAACATCGCCTCTAATCTTGCTGAAGGCGTACATACTAACCACCTGGCACTACTTGATGCACCTAGTAAGGCGTGTTTCTTAGCCACGGCTATTCACCCATTCCATAATTTGAATACGTTGTTCATCGGTAGCAGATGTTACCTTTTCAGCTCCGATGCTATCAAGGAACGCTTTGAATTCTGTTTTAGCTTGCGTCTTGTCCGCAGCTTTGGCCATCACATCTTTCACTGCTTCACGAGTTGCCTCGAGGCTAGGAACTTCTTGTTTTACCGGTTCTTCTTTGGCTGGTTCCACTGTAGGTGCTGGTTTTTCTTCCTTAGGAGCCGGTGCTTCTTCTTTAACCGGCACAGCTTTAGAAGCTTCCTTTTTAGCAGTTTTTTCTTCTTTAACAGGAGCGCCTACGATGGATTGGTAAAGGTCTTTTACTTCTTGTTCTAATTCAACTGCTTTATCTACGGTAATTTTTAACTCGATCATTGTTTTGTTTCCTTTCGGTTTAACGATGTGATATACTTTAAATGGATATTTTTCTATGTGCCCTTTACGCATTGCCGTGCGTGAGGGCATTTTTTTTGTGCCTAGGCATTCATCAGGAATGCAATAATCTTTATTTGGGCACGTTGTACAGTCTCGCAATTTAATCACCGCCCTTCAGTGCACTTAAATCTAATGTTGCCCCCCTGTCAGTGTTTTGCCACTCGTAAAAGTCAATTCCTGACAATTTTAAAATATCAGCAGCTGCTTTACCTCCAGGGGCGGCATCGATAACACGACGCGCAGCTTGATAAGCGTTCTCTAACTTTTCAAGTTTTTCATCATACGGTTTTGCAATTGTATAGAGTAATTTAATCTCATCTTTTGGGCTATCAATTCGCGCCGTCCACAAATTGCTTATCATACGGTTTAACATCACATCACAAGAGACAAGGCTTTGTTTGAATGTAGAGCCGTAACCTGCTTTTTCTAGCGCGTTTGCAACCGATTCTGCAGAAGATATTAAATCTTTAAATTTTACAAATAGAGAGCTTGCTTCTACGGCGTTTCGCAAAGCTTCTGTTCGTGCGTTTTTCAAAGGCTCGTACTTTTTCAAATATTCACTACGGATAAAGTCGCGAACTGCTGATTTTGTAATAGTTGCCATAATATTCTCCTTATACACATTTAAGAATCATGCGAATTTCTTGACCTACTAGAAGCCTATCCTTGAACGTGTCTTGTGTTCGAAAATCCTCCATGTAGACCTCAAGCATTTCGCGATATATTTGCGCCTTAAACGTTTCAGGCGTATCTACAACCTCCCGATACGGTTTAAGGATTTTAACCGGTGAACCAAAGGTGTAATCAATAAAGCCGCGTATCTTCAATTTTGCTTTGATGTTTCGTACTTTATCATTCGACCACCCTAGCAAGGCCATTACTTCCTCATTGGTTTGTACACCGCTATCGTTGTAAGCATTGTACAGAATTTCTTGATCTGTCATATTTCTGTCTCCTGTTTAACTGTCTCACTGTTTGTTCCCAGTAGTTGGAATTGATATACAAGGAAATCCCGAGCATGCTTTGGCAAAAACCTGTCCATAAATCCACACGATCTATTTCTACCGAACCCACAGATCCAGCCATAAATATGATGGCCACAGCACGGATTGCGTAAATAACTTTCATCATTGCCTATACCCTTTCAATATGTTATAAAGCCGTTCGATGTTTTCGTCTTTTAATTCATCGACTAGCTTACAGGCCAATCTGTCCGCCTCACGGTGTGCGATTTCATTGCCATACTCGTAAGAGTTTGTTGCATCTGGCCATTGATACCTCTTTTCATACTCGACTTCATATTCGGCCTTATAAATATCGTTAAGTAGCCTTTTGTGAAGCGCATCGGCTACAGGTCTGTAAGCACCGCTATCCCATTTGATAGCGTTTGATATAAAAGTTCTGGCTGATTTCACGATTTCATCAGTAAGCGTTTCACACTCATTAATTTCTACAACGTGTGAATTAATGTTTTCGTTAAAGTATCCGTATATGTTCATACGATATGTGCCTCCTTAAATGCTTCATTAATCTTCTCTTCCGGCCAGCCCAGTGTGTTGGCCAAGTAGAATCGGAACCCTTCTCTATCAATTGAAAAGGTTCTCCCTTTTTTACCTTCCGTTTGCCAGCATTGTGCAAAGGGGAACTTATCCCTTGCGATACATTCACGTACCGCGGTCATAGTTCTTCCCAACACCGTGGCCATCTGGCACACGGCAATTGTTTTAGTGATCATAAGTAACTCCTTCCTACCAGTGATAAGCGGTGATTGCTGCCACTATGATGATAAAAATACTAACAGCCGCAGAAAGGCTAAGCATTAGCATCCAAAGACAGATGCTTATAACGGCTTGATTGTCACGCTTTTGCATTGTACTTACCTCCGTTCACGGTCTATCGAATTTCGGGTTGTAGTAGTCAGTTTCCCAGAAATCGTTGGACTCGTCTCGACTAACTCCAAGTGCATCGCAAATAGCGACAATCGTTGCCATTTGTACTGATTTACCTTCAAGGGCACGATTTAACGTATCTCTTGAAATCTTCGCTGTCCGAATTAGGTCAGCTTTTGACATATTAAGTTCATGCATGCGTTCGCGAATCGCTTCGCCGTACATTCTGGTAGTAAATTCTTTTTGCTTCATCTGTTTTGCCCTATAATTTGATATTTCGTATTTATTTAGTAAAAAAAATTACCTCTAAAGGTAAGTCGGTACCTAATGCCTCTTTAATGTCTTTACAATCCTCATAAGTTAGAGGAGACTTTCCACTTAGTTTATCAATTACTGTACCATAGCGTTTACCTAGTTTAGCTGCTAAATCCTTTTTACTCCAGCCCTTTCGTGCTAGTTCGGCGTTAAGATTTGGAAACACTCTTACACCCCTCCTTTCAATATTTCAAATCGGTAATCCGATATTTCGGTTTACCTTATGACCTTATTGTAATCCGATATTTCGGTTTTTGCAAATAAATTGTTGGCTAAATTTCTGTTAATAATAATTTAATATTGTAATTTCGTATTTAGATATTGAAATATCGTATTGCAAGTGTTAATATATGTATATAGAACGTCGAATATTGAGGAGATAATGAAATGAAAAGAGAAGAATACCTGAAGCAACTAATATTAGAAGATTCAGGTACAGTAAAAGAATTTGCAAAAAAGGTAGAAATGCCCTATTCTACTTTACATTCTATTCTTAAGAACGTTGACGGCGCAGCTATAAAGAATATATTTAAAATATGTAAAGGACTTGGAATCACTACTGGAGATATAGAATATGTGGGACTATTGGACGAAGAAGGATATACCCCAGCACTGGTTAAGAATATAGATGAGGGCGAGGATGCAAAGGAGATTGCAAAGGAGATTTTGACAAAACCAATACTAAAAGCAGTGTTGTCTGAAATTAGTGATATCAACCAATCTGAAGCTGAACAAGTTATTAATTTCGCTAAATATCTTAAATCACAAAGGATTGATGAGAAGTAGCTTTTATTAATTTTGTAACTTTTATACAGGAGGGTTAGTAGTATGGGATTTTTTAGCAGTGAAAAGAAAGTTTTTGAAAGTCCTACCAAGGACTTTATGGGGGACCACTTATATCATTTAGACGGTATTGGGGTAAATTTATTCGTATATGAAAAATGCGTTGTTATCGATCGTACGCAAGGGGGCCTTCTCAATTTAGGTAATCGCACCTATAAGATTATTCCAATAAAAAATATTTTAGCTATTCAAGTAAAATCTACAGGCGTTACTACCGGCTTTCTAGAATTTGCTACCTACGGGCACGAAAACACATCTATGAAAGGGTTTGATCGTACAAATGATGAAAACAATATCAACTTTGCTAGTGAGCAAGCAGTTAAAGTAGCAAGAGATATCGTTGAGTTTATAGTTCCTAAAATCTGTTAACTTACGCCATTTGACGTTAGTATATATTTTTTAAAAAGGGAGATTTTAAAAATGACTAAGAAAAAAGGATTCCTATTAGCTGTTGTTGTATTTATCGGTTTATCCTACGCCTGCGGTCACGATTCTAACCAAAGCACAGAATCAAAACCTAGTACATCGCAGAGCCAAGAAGCAAAAGCTCCATCAAAATCGGAAGTAGCTTACGATAAATTCGTAAATCTACCTATGGGCTCTTCTTATGAACAAGTAAAAAATGCACTTGGCGTAGAAGGTAAACTGACACACGAAAATGTGATTGCGGATATAAAAACACAATCATATGACTTTGTGGTTGATAATGCGCACATGACGTTAATGTTTCAAAACGGATCTCTTAATAGCAAATCTATCGCCAGCCTTGCCTTCTTAAAACCAAGCGGAAACAAGATTACCCTTGACCAATTCAATCAAATTCAAGCGGGGATGACTTACGATCAAGTAAAACAAATTTTAGGCAGTGAAGGTCGCTTGTCTACACAAACAGAAATTATGGGCGTGCAATCCTCTCTTTATACTTGGATGAATTCCGGTGGCTCTAATATTGTTATCACCTTCGGCGGAGACGGCACCGTGGACAGCAAAACGCAAATAGGCTTGAAGTAGTATACTTTGCCCGCGCGTGATATACTATAGATACCAGTACCCATCCACGCTTCAGAGTTTAACAACTACAGCGCACCAGGATGGGTCTTTTTGTTGAAAAGAGCCAGTCACCATGCGGGTTGCTTCGAATTTGTTGACGTCAACAAAATCGGAAATATGTGGGCTTCGTAGTAAAAAAAATAAGCCCTCACCGCAGTGAGGGCCTTTAAAAATATCATACTTTAGAGGTACTCTATTTTTACTCCACAACCATTATAGCATACCTCTAAGGCTAATCACTATACCAAGGAGGAAATAATATGGCCATGAAACGTGCCAACGGAACAGGATCCGTTTACAAGATGAAGCATAAGCCGTTACGTAAGCCATACCGTGCCGTGGTGACCCTTGGATATGACTCCGAGGGTAAACCCTTGCGAAAATCTATAGGCACCTTTGCGACGCAAAAAGAAGCGTATAATGCCCTATCGGCTTACGACGCCAACGCTCCGCAATATGAAGTCAAGGATACGACCTTTGGCCAATGTTGGGAATGGATGATTGAAGATAAGATGCGTAAAGGGGTTATTTTAGAAAAAGGCGGGTATCTATATAATAAAAAGAAGGTTGAGCATCTACTAAAAATACCTATCAAGGACATAAGACTCGCGCATATGCAAGACGTCATTGACAGGTATGCAGATAAAAGCCATACAACTTTAGTACAAATTAAAACTGCTATGAAAGCAACTTTTGACGCTGCTATCAAAAATGATATTGTCGATAAGAACTATGCTGCGCTTGTAACGCTTCCACAAAAGGTAAAGTCTGAAATCCATAAACCTTTTACACCTGTTGAGATATCTCGTTTATGGGAGTTGGCAAAAGCAGATCGGGATGCTCGCATAGTATTGGTGTACATATATTCAGGAATGCGACCGGGTGAAATCCAAAGCATTAAACTAAAAGATGTTTATATTAAAGATAGATACATGATTGGTGGCAGTAAAACTGCAGCAGGTAAAAACCGCATCATCCCAATTGCAGAATCTATCCTACCATTCATTAAAGAGTGGCATAAGTTGAGTAGCTTCCAACGACACGAATATTTACTTCCGAAAGATACGCCTAAGCATTTATTAGTAGCCATTCGTACCTACTTAAACAAACATTTCCCCGGGCACCTTCCGCACGATGGACGACACACGTGCGCCACCCTATTGATTCATATCGGTGTATCTGAAGCCACGACAAAAACAATATTAGGTCATCGACATTCGGATGTAACAAATCAAGTATATATCCACAAGGATGTGTCTGAGTTAGTGGCGGCAGTAAATAAATTACCTGATAAGGATAGCCTTTTAGGAGAGGATTACGTGTCTTTAACTTTCGCCAAAAGTTGAGCAACGGTTGAGCAACCAAGCTAAGTTTAAAGAATTTAAAACAATCTGCAAATAAATAAAGCCGGTAAATATGCGTATTTACCGGCTTTATAGCATTATTGTATTTGTTTATATAACATATTCATAAAATTATATAAACCCTCTATTTTATTAACATTTTAACATACTCAACTTCTAAAAGTTGAGCAACGGTTGAGCAACCATTAAGAATTTTTAAGCATTTTAACAGCTTGTATCTTCCGTATTTTCTAATCTATATGGAAGTTTCAGAATTCTAATTAATTCTTGAACAGAAATTTCAGTATACGCGCTAGGCGGTATAACAGGCGAAGTAGCTTCATCTGTAAAATATACGAAATTAATATTTTCAGGCCATTCAAAATTAGGGAATCTACTACCTAGATTAAAGGTTTCCCAATCGTGCTTATACGCAATTAATAAACGCCCGGCACTCGCTAAGTCGTGATTACAAATTATCCCCCAAGCTTCTTCATAAGTTAAAGCCTCACCGATTTCGCTATTAAAAACTACGCGTGTCTCACCTGTCCGTTGGTCGATATGCGTTCTGTGACTAAATACTTGTATCATAGGTCTACCTCCATTATATATACCATTATATATAAATCACGAATAAAATCAAAAAAAAGACCATGCTAGAAATTAATCTAACATGGTCTTTACTACTTTAGGTCAATCCATGAGTCCACCTGCTCATGATCAGGAGATAATTGGATCACCTCTCTATCGATGAATCACTACTCCGATTATCGCTCCAGCCCCCACTACTTGGGATAGATTGCGTTGCATTCGTAGTCGCTTGATTGTGCGGTTGTCCCGCTCTATTGTGTTCTTCAACACGTCTAATGATTTCTGCATTTCGTTCAAGGTAGCTTCTTGCTTCACTGAGTCCGCTTTGGCTTTGTCCAATTCGCTCTCCAATCTGTTGATTGTATTGTGAGCTTCTGTCAATTCTTGTCCCTGCTTCACGACTAAGGTCTGCGCTTCTGTCAATGGAATGTTGGATGCTTCGATTAAGTTCAAGGCTTTCTCGTTGTTGCTCTTGAGCTCGTTCCACTGCGTCAACGGCACGGTGATAGTCGGCTCCGCTTGGTTGGTAGAAGATGTATCCGAGGCAAAGCAAGGCGAGGCACACAGTACTACCGATAAGAATATAGCGGTTACGAGTGCGATCAAATAGGCTTTTGATTCTTTCATACATCACATTCCTCCTGCGTAATCGGTGATTCCTCGTGCAATAGCACGGACGATCGTATCTAAATCATTCGTAAGCATAGCATGGTCTTCTTCATTGTCAATAAAAGCCATCTCAACAAGAACCGCTGTTGCATCTGTGCCGTTTAGGACCCAAAGGTCATCACGTTTTTTAACGCCTCTATCTACTGTATTAATGCTGCGGATAATTTGTGATTGGATATCATTGGCCAAGCGTTGCCCATTAAAGGACTTGTACAAAGTCTCCGTTCCACGAGCTTGCGTGTTGAATGCATTGCAATGGAGCGACACAAATATATCTGCGCCCCAAGAGTCAGACTCGGAACATACAAGACCTAAATCATCATCTTGAAGAGTACGAACTTCGCATCCTGCTGTTTCGAGATACCGGGCCAACATCTGGCCTGCATCACGTGCCACATCGCATTCACGGGTGCCGTAAACTGGATTCACTGCGCCACTATCTAAGTTAATATCATGTCCTGGATTAATAAATACTTTCATCGTTTATCCTCCTTTTCTAATTGGTCGGGAACACCGTTACCGTCCTTATCTATCCAAAGTGCCAAGAACCCTACAAGGGCTGTTAATACACTAGGGATAAATATATGGTCGATAATATTTATCCCTGTATTAATAATTTTTATTGTCATATCGTCAGCATAGCCACGAATGAATACCATAATGTATTCGCTAACAACTAGTAAAATAGGCACTAGCATGACAAATACTAGCGCCCTGGTAGCAAATATTCCTGTAGGGTGGAAATTGGCCCCACTAACGGATCGATATGATTTTTTAACTGTACTGATGAGATTTGGTGGTATGTTCATGTAGTTCCTCCTTAATATCATCAACACGAGCCTCGATACCATCAACACGAGATGTTAATTTTACGTGCTCTGTGTATGCTTTGGTTCGTTGCTCACGTGAAAGTTTGATTTCTTCTTTCAAGTCCTTCAACGTATCGGTAAGCGCGCCCATTTTTTCTTGGAGCATCAGATTATCTTGCATTCTTTGAAGGTCTAATTTTTCAAGTAAAGGAATAACCAACAATCTATACCCTGCCCCAGCAACTACACCTACTATTGTGAGCGTAGTTAAAATATCATTTAGTTCAAATTGCCATGTCCACATTCAGCAACTCCTTTCTATTCCCATGAAATCAGTTAATTCTTGCCTTTCTTCTCCATGTGTTAGCTAATTATTCATTATTTAACTCCTATAAGTGTTCTAAATCAGCTATACGTTTCTTTAAAGCTTCAATATCTTTATTGTATTGTTCTTTAGGAACATAGTTATTTAAATCGGAATACTTAGCAAAGGATCGTGCTTGAATGTTATTAACATAACGGCTAGCCGCATCGCCAGGCGTTAAGGCGTATTGTCCAATTTCCGTTTTTCTAATAAAACTACCTAAATCACCTTTATAAGCAAACGTTTGAGCCGCCCAGCCTTTTTGAGCATAATGGTTATTGGCGTCTGTTCTAGATAAATAGTTATTTAGCTCTGTTTTGAGTGCGTATTTAGATAAATCCACACTACCACCAGGACCACCCGTACCGCCAGTACCAGGAGGCCCTGGAGGACCTTGCGGTCCTGGGTCCCCTTTAGGGCCTTTAAGTGCTGCAAGTTGTTCGGGAGTAAAATCACTATATTTAAATGGCTCACCATTATCGCCCTTCGGCCCTTTAAGTGCGTTAAGTTGGTCTTGTGTAAAATCGGAAAATTTAAAAGGTTCACCTTTCGGCCCTGGTGGTCCTTGTAGTCCTCTTTCACCGTCTGCTCCACGCTCCCCAGGAGTTCCAGGTTCACCTTTAATGCCAGGTGGTCCTTGCAAGCCTTGTTCGCCTTTAGCTCCTTTTAAATTCTCTAATTGCTCTGATGTGAACATATCATAAGTAAACGGCTTCCCTTCTTTACCAGGATCACCTTTAGGGCCAGGGTCGCCTTTACGACCGTTAACGCCATCTTTACCGGGAGCACCAGGGGGGCCAGGAGGACCTTGAATACCCTGTAACCCTTGCTCACCGTTTATTCCGTCAACACCATTTCGACCAGGTTCGCCCTGTGGTCCTGGAGGACCTTGCGGTCCAGGATCTCCCTTTGGGCCTTGCAACTTAACAATTTGCATATTGTCTTTGACTTTAATATTTTCATCACCGTCTTTGATGTGGATGCTATTAACAGGAGAAGGTTTCAAATATACGTTTTCTTCGTTCATATCATTTCCCCCTATTGCTGATACCTTCAATTATGTCAACTTGCCCTTTAACAAGGCATTTAATAGGGCGGTTGCCATTCCAAATGAATAAATCCCATTGATATTTACCAGCTTCTAAAGTGTTTGTATCAAGTGAAAGAGTGATTTTAGATGCTTCATCGTTTTCTAGATTGTCAGTAGATACACTAATATCAAACTTTGCTTTATAATCTTCGTCCGTCCGATATTTACGAACACAGGCGAATAGATTTTCACTCGCCACAACATTGTTATACCCAATGTTAAGAGAAATTAACTCCCCTTTGATTGCATTAAAGTTGTGTAGGACTGGTAGCATCTGTATCATCCTTGTCTGAATTTAGTAAATCATTATGTACGCATCCTTCAGTTGGACACGTTCCATCATCATTAAGAACTTCCCAACAGTACTCACAGAATTCCATTACCGGAACTTTACTATCACCGATATATTTAGGCATATTATTGCACCTCCTTGATTCGTGCTACCATTTCGCTATTCAACTTGATATATTGAGCACTAATTGCATTAGTAGGTTTCCCCATGAGTAGCAATCGGCGTTGAGCCTCTTCTAGTGTCTTAAATCGCGGTTCATACTCTGCTTTTATGGCGTTTATTTTTTCTTCCTTCGTCGGAATGTATTCAACTACTGGCGCGTCTTTGAACATACCATCCTTATAAATTTTTCCATCGAGAAAGGCATCTAACATGTCATCCCCGCCGTATATATATTGCGCTGCATCCGGATATTGTTCTTTAGCTTGCTTAAGCAGAGCATCTTTACCAATAGGTACTAACATATTATCTACAATTGATGTAATGCGTTTTCCTTCCGCATCAAGTACATGGATATAATTATTCATATATACCTCCTAATTAATGAAAGGATATAACAATGAATAGTACCATTAAGCACTACCCAAGAAATGTGTATCTTCGCATGCACCGCAAAAGTGCGTGTGCCGAAACGTTTAAAAGTTTGTACGAAAAATGGCTGCCTACTCGCATTGGAATCGTGAGTAAGTCAGCCATTGAATCATATCGCATTGCCTATGATCATATTCAATCAATTGCTAATATTCCTATTAACTTAATCAAATACTCTGATATGCAATGCGTTATTGATATCATGAGAAATAACGGCCTTTCTTATGCATCTGCTAAGAAGGTACGTACATTACTTTCATTATTATCTAAATATGCAATTGTTAATGATATTGATATTAAGGATTACACCCCATTTCTTAATCTTGGCCACGATGTTAGTGTTTATCCGCATAAGCCATTTACTCGCCAGCAGATTAATCGATTATGGAGCCTTAATACTACCGATATTTGTGGCATTCTAATACTTTTATATACAGGCATGCGATGTGGTGAATTGCTATCCTTACGTAAGAACGATATTAATCTCCGCACTAAATGCCTTATAATTCGTCAATCCAAAACTGAGGCTGGCCGTAATCGGTTAATTCCTATTCATAGTCGAATATTACCAATAGTTACAACTCTGTATCAGGATTCATCTGACAAGATATTACCGATTTCTTATGCTCAATTCAGCAAGCAATTTAAATCAGTAATGACATCTATCAAATGTTCCCACTCAACACATGATTGCCGCCATACAGTGGCTACATTATTAGATAAATACGGTGCATCACCTACTGCTACTCGTGCTATTCTCGGTCATAAGCATGGAGATATTACAACAAAAGTCTATACCCATAAAGAATTGCGAGAGTTACGTAAGGCTATTGAATTATTACCTTAGAGCCAATGGGGATATAAAACAGATAATCTATCAACATATCGTCAATTTACTATTAGCTTATTACTACCATATAGTTCAAAATACATTCCTGTTGTAGTTCCAGAATATTTAGGAAATCCTACATACGATAGTAATTTAGATAGAGAAACTGCTATTAGTAGAATTGATAAAACACTGACCTCATTTAAAGCTTGTGTTGACGATAGATGTACAGGACTTTATTGGATTACAGTAGGTTCATAACCAATGGGGATACAAGAAAAGCGTATATATGTATGATGAAACTAAGTACCCAATTACATTCCCTGCTGCTTTTGATAATGAGTGCTCAGGTGTTTGGCCATCTATAGAACACAAAACATCGGTAGGAGGTAATGAGGTATTTTATCATACCAATAAAAGTACAACAGGATTTACTCTTGTTGCTGATGCAAGCCACGCTCCATATACTGTTGATGGCGTAGTATATTTAGCGATTGGGCATTAAGCAGAAACACCAAACGAAAATACGCCACATTTGATATTGGGGTACTTAAACACAGTGTCATTTGTGAACCACACTTTAAATTTTAATTGATCATATTCGGTAATTAAATTCCAATCTGCTTCACGTGGATTCTTGTATTCAGCTTTAGCAAAAAAGCAGGTAGAATAAGGAATTATCCAATTGTGATATTGTCCATCTTCGCCACTTACTCCCCATTGGATAGTGAACCCATTGGCAAATTTCACAAACCCATTTTCCTCAAGCCTTTGTGCTACAATTCCACCCATTCCAAGAAGATTTTTTATATCTTTCAAAGTAGAAACTGGATTTTCTTGCCAGTTAGCCGCACCAAGGATTTTGGCAATCATAGCCGTAATAGCTGGATGGGATGAAATATCTGTGTTATGAGTAGCTAATTCAGTTTTTACTTTTTGTAAAAGCCCACCATGTGCACCAGGATCTGAATTATGCGCTTCCAAATCATGGACAGATGCTACCCCATTATCAGAAATAATCGCTTGCACCTTTTCAGCGTTGCCAATTACGGTAGTAATTGTAAATGTGTAACTATCCATCGGTGTATTCTTATCAGGGATGTAGTCAACATAGTTGCCTCCATTTGTGTAAGAGAATAGCACCTCCTGCCCATTCTCACCGGCTTTTGCCATAAGCCCTATTTCTCGTGCATAAAAACCGGCTTCAAGGTTTTTATTCGAGAGTAACCCCTGTACCATGAATTGGCC